CAACTCAAATAAAAAATTATCCTGTTCAAGGTTTTGCTACAGCAGATATTGTTCCCTTAACTTGTATTGCTATAGATAGACTATTCGTACAAAATGAAATGAAAAGTCTTTTGATAAATACTATACATGATTCTGTACTTGTAGATGTACATCCAAGTGAAGAACAAAAAGTAATTAGCTTAGTAAAAGAAGGAGCAGGTAAGGTAATACCAATGATGAAAGAATATTATGATATTGATTTCAATGTGCCTCTTGACAATGATGTTAAGATAGGCTATGATTGGTTAGATATGGAGGAAGTATGATAACAAATATTTTACTCGGATTAATTTTAATTACATTATGTTTTGTTGCAAGTATGGTATTTGTAATAGGCAGAATAATAGATGAAAGGCTAAAGTAATGGGTGCAATGAAATGGTTTATGATGGGTGTCCAAGATTTAATAGACCCAGAAAAAACAGAAGAAGAAAACTATGAAATGAATAAGGATAACAAGGTTCTTGTTCGTGGGGAAAAATTTAGTATATCAAAAGATGATATATCTTATGCTTATGCACAATCGAAAGATGAAGGGATAAATGTTTAATACTATGGTAGTAGGAGACTTATTTGAAGAAACAGATGATTGGGTTAATGATGAAGAGGCCCAAACGTTTACACAGGTTGAAGATTTAATTAGGGAGTTTATTATTAATAATGGTAAAAGACCTACAAAATTATATGTAAGTGACAGTGAGGATAATCAAAGTTACTTATTATGGTTTGGTAAATCATTTAATCTGGAAACAGAGCGAACAAAAAAAACAACATATTTAAAATAATTTTGTTGACAAATTATAAAAAATATGCTAGAACAAATTAACAATAAGGAGGTATCTATGACTGATACTCAAGTGACTAGCTTTGAAAAATTATCCACTTCTCAAATCATGGAAATGATAGGTCAAGAAGGAGGACAATCATCTTCAACAGGATTGCCTAGACTAACAATAAATAGGCAACCAGAAGATGATGATGGTAATAAAATACCAATGGGAACATATGGTGTTTATGATTCTGGAATAGAGTCAATGGTTTATGGTAAACCTGCTATCTTTAGACCCTTTATAAACTCATTTCAGTTTATGGAATATGACACAGAACAAAATAAGTTTTCTAAACGTTCTGTTATATTTAAGAACTGGAAAGATGAGGCAATAGATACAAGTGGGGGGACTCGCTGTGGTAAAGTACCTTTTAAAGAAAGGGATAAGTTATCTAAAGCTGAATTAGAAATGCAGAAAAACATAAAGTGTTATAGACTTGTTTATGGAACAGTAAGCATGGAAGGTGAAAACGCAGAGGGTAACAAAGTATCTATTAAACATAAACCTGTATTATGGAGAGTTACAGGAAGTAATTTTACACCTGTTGGAGAGGCAATGCAAAGTCTTAAAAATAGAAAGAAATTAATGTTTAATCATACTCTATCTCTTGAAACAGATAAAAGAAAAGCAGGCTCTACTGTGTATTATGTATCATCAATAAAAGTAAATCAAGATGAAGTTACTTTTACAAAAGATGATATGGAACTAATGCAAAAGTTTCAAAATATAATTACTACAGAAAATGAAGAGATTGTTGCTCTTTGGAAAGATTCCAACAGATTAAAAATAAGAAAAGATGATGCTGATACTGCCGATACTATTTCGGCAATAGATGGTAGTCCTTTCGAGGCTAAAACTGCCTAGCCAGATATTACAAAAGGTTCAATCGTTCCTCAAAAGAGCAACAGATGATTCTGTTGAACTCTCTGAGGAACTGATTGAGCAGTTTGGTGAAGATTGTAAAGATGCTATTCGTAAACAATTTACAACAAAAAGAGAAAGTAAATTTAGAACGAGAATGTCCAATGCAGGAAGACCCCTATGCCAACTGCAAATGGAGAAGAAAGGTATTAAAGGAGAGGGGCAACCTTATAGTAATAAAATGAGAAATAGTTTTGGAGATTTAATCGAGGCACTTTCTGTGCTTATATTAAAAGCATCTGATGTAAATGTTAATTCAACTCAAAAAGGAGTAACCTATGACGTAGATAACACCAAGATTGATGGTACATATGATATTGAAATTGATAATGTTATATATGATATTAAAAGTGCTTCCCCTTGGGCTTTCGAAAATAAATTCGGAGACAATGGGGGATTTAGTTCTATAGCAGAAGATGACCCTTTTGGGTATATGTCGCAAGGTTACTTATATGCTGAGTCTGAAAAGAAAAGATTTGGTGGGTGGATTGTTATTAACAAAAGTACGGGTGAATGGTTAGTAACAGAAACTCCTAAAGATGACAAAGAATATAAAGATAAATCTTTAAATACCGCAAAAGAAAACTTTAATGCTTTAGATAAGGGCAAACCCTTTAGGCGTTGCTACAGTGATGTAGCAGAAACTTTTAGAAAAAATCCAACAGGAAATAGAATACTGGGAATTACTTGCAGTTTCTGTCCATATAAATTTCCTTGTTGGGGTTCTAATAAGTTGCAGTATCTCCCTCAACAGCAGTCTAAAGGGAAAAGCCCTCGTTGGTCTTACTACACAGAAGTGAAAAACCCTAGGGTAGAAGATGCGAACTAGTAGTAGGAAAGCAAAAGGGAGAAGGCTACAAAATTGGGTTCGTGATGAACTGTTAAAATTATTTACTCAATTTACAGATGAAGATATATTTTGTGCAATAATGGGAGAGAGTGGTGCTGATGTAAAATTCTCTCCAGAGGCACAAAAATTACTTCCATATTCTGTGGAGTGTAAAAACAAAGAAACATTTAAAGGTATATATGACATAATGAGACAAGCACAAAGTAATACTAAAGTAACACATACTCCATTAGGGATTATAAAAATGAATAATGAAATACCTTTAGCAATAATTGATGCTAAAGTTTTATTTAAAATGATGAGGGAAAATGTCAGAGGATAAAATAAAATTAAAAGACTCAGTTAGATTATTTGTTTCTCCTGCAGATAATGGATTTGCTTGTGGTGTAATAGAAGATGAATGGATGTACACTGATGAGGGTTACTTCTGCTCTGTCATAGCAAGAGGAATGATGAAAATAGCCTGTGATAACCCACAAGATGTTTTTGAAGAAGGCCTAGAAGGGTTTAGATTAGATTTAGAATATAAAAACTCTATAGAAAATACAAAATCAAATGGCTCAGATGTACTTGAAAATGATAAAGTTATAAGTATTGTTCCTTTTATAAATAAAAAAAAGTTAAATTAATGTATTTAGAATTTTGGCAATGGTGGTTATTGTCTATGGTAACAATTAATACAATAATTAATAGTATTGTATTTGTAGTAGGTCGTAAATTTAAAAAGGAAAAAAAATGATAAATACAAAAGATTTTTTATCTCATGCCATTAAATTAGTAGGTGGAGATAGACAAAAAGATTATGGTGACAAAGTAGATAACCATAATAATATAGCTAAGTTATGGTCAGCATACTTAGATATACCTGTAACAGCACATGATGTAGCAATACTAATGTCATTACTAAAAGTAGCTCGTACTAAATTAGGAGCAGTTAGTAAAGATACCTATGTTGATATGTCAGCTTATAGTGCCATAGCAGGAGAAATAAAATTTAAGGAGAAATAAAATGTCAGAAAAAAATGTAGCTTATATTATGACAGAAGAAGTTAGGAGTGTAGTATTAAAGTATATGTACACACGACCCTATCAAGAAGTAGCACAGGGTATTGCTGTGTTGATGCAACTACCTAAGTTAGACCCAAAAATAAGTCCAGATTTTATAAAAGATACTTCTAAGTCTAGAAATGAAAAAAGCTAACCTGTTTTCCCTACAGGTGGCTGTAAGAGAAGACGGAAGGTTAGCTTTTGATTATGATTATGTTAAGCCAGATGTTTTTGTTAAAACATTAAATGAAATGTATCCAGAATTTGAAAACACATATACACTGGCTTCTATTGTTCGTTTATGTATTGATAATTCAGAATACTTATCTTCTGAATTAATTAGGTTAGGTAGAGTGACTTAGGCTTTTGCCATGTGGTCACTTAATTCTTTTGCTCTATTAGGTGTTTGTTTTGCCCATCTCGAATCTAACATCTCGATACTTGCAGTTTTTGTATCATTATTTTGTAGTGCTTTAATCATATTTTTAAATTTACCTACTCCAGAATATCCCATTTGAAATATCATTTCACATAATATTTCTTTGGCATCATCTGAGATAGAGTCTAGATTATTTACTTCACAAAATTGTATCATAAGATTCCAACCTTTCTCAAAGTCTTTATCAAATAAAGCCTCTAACTCTTCTTTTGGATATGCCTTACCTTCTACGAATTTATCTTCGTGCACAATGAGGTGGCCATATCCTATGGTTTTTTTGTTTAGGGTATCTAAATATATTGTATCTCTAAATCCTTCGTGAATCTTAATTTTTTCTTTAAGTGTATCTTTAGACATTAGTTTCCTAGTGGGTTACTATTAAGTTGTTTAATTTCTTGAATTAAAATATCCTGTAATTCATTTTCTTTTTTTACTACAGCAACATCTTTACTTAATTCTTCAATATCTTCTTCTAATTCCCATGCATACTCTTCTAATTCTTTAAGAGCATCATAAATAGGTTTTGTATTAGCAGGTTTAGGTAACATAGCTATTTGCTCTTTAACTTTACCTATTTCTTTAAATACTAAAGTCAAATCTATAGGCTGTATCTGTTCCTCTACTTCGTCTATTCTATCAATTAGTTCTACTTTTAATGAAGATATAGTTTCTTTTAGTGGTGCTAAATCCACAGTTTCATTTACTACAAATTCTTGATTCTCTATTTGGTCTAATCGTAAATTGAACTGGCCCCATGTATAGAACCCTCCTCCGATTGCCCCAATTACACCTATCAGTGCGGCATATGTACTAAGTTTCTCTACTATTTTCATCGTTTAAGTGCCTCCAGTTCAGCTAATAATCTTTGTTTTGTTTTATTTATATTTAATAATTTAACTCTATGTATTTCTATAGGGTCGTTATCTGTGTAAGAACTTAAAGATGTTCCTACATATATATCTCCAGAGTATGAAGATAAATCTATTTGTAAAAATAGCCCCATGTTTGTATTAGCATATATATCTTTTGCAGAATAAAATGCTATTTGTTTATATGATTCGAGGCTATTCTCTTTAAAAAATAAGTCTTCTTTTGATAAGTTTTGAGTTGTTTCTTTTGTAACTTTAGCTATTTGTTTTGCTATAGCTTTTAAATTTTTTTTTAATTTTGTCTCTACCTTTGCAACATCTGTAACAGTCCTGTCATCGGTGTCCACTTCTTCTCTTCCTTCCGATTGTACACTGTCTTCCTCTCCATTATCTTCTGGCTGTACTTCGGATTCCTCAGTGCTTTCGCTACTGGATTCTTCTTCTTTTGGACTTTCGTTTTTTTCTGTTGATTCATTACTTGCTACTTCCTTTTCCTCTGTTATTGATTCTGACTCAGTAGATTTAGGCTCTTCCATTGCCTCTTCTTTTTCTTCAATAACCTCTGGTACGCTNNAACTCCTCCTCAGTTATCTCTTCAAAAAATTCTTCGGCTGTAATGCCTTCTTCTTCTAGAAACTCCATGAACTCTTCTTCCATGCCAGTCTCTTCTATAAAACTTGTAAAATCTTCTTCAAATTCTTCTGTAAACATTTCTTCTGAAACCATTATAGGTTCAGAAAACTCTTCTTCAAAAAATGCCATTTCCATATCTGGCATTTCTTCAAAACCCTCCATCTCAAATTCTTCTATTGGAGGTAGTTCTTCAATATCTACTATTTCTATATCTTCAAAATAAAATGAATCATCAAATGTAAAATCATCTTCAAATACTATTTCTTCTTCTATTGGTATTTCAAAAATAGGTAGCTCATCCTCATACCAATCAAAATCTTCTGGTAAATCTTCTACTATATCAATAATATCTTGGTCAATATCGTCTATAACTTCTTGTGTATCCTCATCAATAGGTGGTATATATTGATAACCTATATTTAATGCAATGTTATCTACATCTGGCCCACGATGAGAGCCATCATACGTTGTACCTGCCGTCTCATTATATACTTCTGCTCTGACTGTAAAATCTGTTTGTGTATTTGAGCCTTGAGTATAGACATTTGTGTAGTTTGTAAACTGGCCACCATTTCCCGGTCTACTAGGGTCGTGGTCATTTATATCCCTAACTTGTGTAGATACTGAACCATCAGAGCCTGTAACAGTTTGTTTAAGAGTAAATGTGTTTTCAATACTATTCCAAAACCATACGTCTGCTGACATAGTTGAGGTAAAACCTTGATTTATTTCTGATTGTGTTAAGTGGCCATCACCAACTAAATCTACATCTTGGTATACATTATCCTCTTCATGTCCTTCAAATGCTAATACACCACCACTATCATCCATGCCTGTTCCATATGGAAAACCATTCCAAGCACCATGAGTGTGAATACCTTCGTCTCCATCTGTTGACCAACCAGTTGTAGATGTAGTGTTACCCGTTCCAAACGTAGAGTTTGTGAGTATATTTCCTGTATTTATTGTCTCTGCATTAATACTAAAACTAAGCAATAGTAAGGCAATTAAATACCTTATCATTATATATCTAATGCTATAATAATTAATCCACCTGCAATACTAATTGCGTATGCCATTATTACTATTTCAATCATGTACTTGTATAGAAGGCTTCTCTACAATCTTTTTACTTTCTTCTATTTTTTTAAGTCTTTCTTTTTCTTTCTTTACTTTTTCTTCTTCTTGTATTCTTTTTTCTTCTGCAATTTTTTCTTTTTCTGCTTGTAATCTAGCTTTTTCCATAGCTATTTCTTTATCTACTCTAGCCATAACTTCTGCTTTAACTAAAAACTCATCATAATCTGGTCTAAGTTCTGGGTATTTATCCCACATAGCTTGTGCATCTGGGCCTATCTTACCATCCCAAGGGCAGGGAGTTCCTGCAGATTTCATAGCCATATAGACTCTTTCATCTTGACACAAGAGGCTGACCGCCGCAATTTTCATGTTAAAATCGAAAAGTACCTTGGAAAGCTTAATACGTTCGCAGTTTAAATCCCGGATATGTTTGCCCCCAGATACGCCAATACCCAAAGTAGATACGGAACCACTAATACCAGTGCTACATACATCTTGAGACATTGCAGAAAATGATGGGGAGTTAGCCGAATTGACGGGTACATCTGACCCATTGGTAGTGTTGTTACTTGTTGTTGTTGAAGTTGTGTTGTTTGTTTGTCCATCGTTATTATTTGTTGTTGTTGATGTATAGCCACCAGTTATTTGTGTGTTACTTCCAGAAGAATTTGTTTGTGCATTGTTATCATTTGTTGAATCTCCCCAAACAGGTAAACTTACAGAAAGTATAAAAGTTAATAATAGTACGAGTAATAAATTATTTTTTAGTATTGATTTCATTTCTTTTTAATTAACCCCATAGCACCCTTTGCTCCCTTAATTCCAAAACTTGCGGAGCAGGCAATATATAATAAATGTTTATAATAATCCGGAAGCTGTTGGAGTGCAACAAAGCCTCTTTCAATATGTATAGTCATACTAGGAAAAAATACAGCAACTGCAGGAGCAAGCAGACAAATTAAAATTAGTTCGTCTTTCCACGAGCCTTTCATTTGGTCTACTGCTGATGCCTCCCACGAGACTTTACCTGCAATTTGCTGTTGTTTTAATTTTGTAGCCGCTTTAATTTCAGTCAATTTATGTTCAGCTTTTGCTTTTTTAGTCTCAACTACACCTTTCACCACATCACCGGCTACTCCTAATAATGGTTTTAATAATAATTGAAACATAATTTAAATTGCTCCTATAATAATAATAACTATTAGAGCAACGATACCGGCCTTAATCCAGTCCTTCATGCTCCAGTCCGACCACTCTTTTAAATGTGACCATAAGTCTTGTAATAGTTTCATACTTTCCTCCTATTAATCAGTTAATTTCATAAATGTCCATATAGCCCCAAGTAATGTACCTATTACTAGGAATACTTTAAGACCACCAACACCCATATTTGAAGTCGTGTTCAATTCTCTTACTTGTTTTTGCATCATGCCTATATCCTCACGAATATATTTGACATCTGTTTTTAATTCTGCTATTTCTTTTTCCCACTC